AGAGAGATTATGTCAGATATCGAACCAATTAAAAGTAAATCTTTAATTGATAAAATTAAAGATGTAGAGCAGGTTGGTCTACTGCATGTAAAAGGCTATAGTAATAGGGAGATTGGCGCATTGATGTCGCTAAAGCCAAACGAAGTAAAAGAATATGTAGAAGAATATAAAACCATCTTAAATAAAACTGTAGATGAAGATCCTTATTTTCTTGAGAGAGTCCAGTTTAATACAATCAAAGCACTTCAAGAGTTTGATCAGTTAAGCAAGGAAGCTTGGGAGACAATTACAATTGCAACAGACAATGGAATGGTTGCTGCAAGAATCCAGGCAATTAAGCTTGCCGGAGAGATTGCATCTAAGAAGGCTCAATTGCATAAATTGATGGGCGGTAATCAGGCTGATGGTGAATACATTGCAAGAATGCAGAAAGCAGAGAATGTTAATCAAATTCTTTCTAAAATATTAAGGGATGTTATCGGTAAGCACCCGGCGATCGCTGAAGAAGTTAGGAAAGAATTGGAAATTGCATTTGAGATTATGTCTGGAGAAAGAGTTGATCTTTCAAAAGAAAACGCAGTTGATGTGGATTCATCAGAATTTGAGAACGGTAATTAGAGGGTTTATGTCAGAATTTGAGAACCGGTTTTTGACCCTTTATGCCCAGAATTTGAGAACGGGTTTTGAAGCCTTTATGGGCATCTCTCAGAATTTGAGAACGGGTTTTGACCCCTTTATGTCATATGTTGGTAAATAATTATGTCTGAGTATCTTGGAATTAATTTGGAATTTGCAGACTTTGATAGATTGCTTAGGCAAGATGAATTGATGGAGCAACCAGTATCTATAGAGACATTCGTACAAGAAAAGAAATATCTTGGTCTGCCGCCATTGTCTCCTATACAACTTGAAATAGTCCGGCACAGTACGCAAATATTTAAGTTGCCTACTTTGCAAAAGCTTATGGGTGAACATGAAGGTCTCGAATACTATAAAAAATATACAGATAATGAAGTAATTTGTATGTTAGGTAAAGGTTCTGGAAAGGACCACTGTAGCAGAATTTCAATCGCATACACGGCATATTTGCTACACTGTTTGCGAGATCCTCTCAGTTATTACGGTAAAGCAAATGGCGTATATGTTGACCTATTAAATCTTGCCGTAAACGCGCAGCAGGCTCAAAGAGTTTTTTTCGAGCCGTTAAAAAATCTCTTGCTTGGATCTCCATATTTTAATAGCGTTGGATTTGAACCTAGAGTGTCAGAAATCTTTTTCTTTTCCAGACCAGTAAGGCTATTCTCCGGTCACTCAGAAAGTGAAGGATGGGAAGGTTATGAAGTATTAACTATAGTCTTAGACGAGATCTCTGCTTTTAAAACAGATATCGAATTGAAAGGCGATACAAGAGCTAAAGGGTCAGCTTCTGCAATATATAATATGAGCAAGTTATCTGTGATGTCACGATTCCCAGAAGTGGGTAAAGTAATTTTACTGTCATTCCCTAGATATAAAGGTGATTTTATTCAACAAAGATATTTTGGTGCTCAGGAAAAAAGTGAGCCAAAAACATGGTATATAAAAGCAGCTACTTGGGAAGTTAATCCAACAATTAAGAGATCTGATCTTGAGTCTGAATACATAAGAAATCCTATTGAAGCTGCATCAAGATTTGAATGTGAACCACCTACAATGGAAGACGCATATTTTAGAGATGAAGATTTAGTTAGAAAAGCATTTATGTATGCAGATGATCCGGTGGATGAAGACGGTAGATTTCATAAATGGTTTAACAGCTCAGATGGTCATAGAAGATTTATACATGTTGACTTAGGATTTAAAAGAGATAGATCAGCTCTTTGTTTGACACATTGTGCTGGGTTTAAAGAAGTTAAAACTTCTATGGGTATAGAAAAGCTTCCGGTAATAAATGTTGATTTAATATATTCTTGGCAAGCTGCACCTGGTGAAGAAATTAATTTTGCATCGGTCCGACAAATGATCGTTGACTTATGCAGAAAATTTGATGTAGCTAAAGTTACATTTGATAGATGGCAATCTATTGAAATGATTCAGAGTTTGAGAGCTCAAGGAATCGCTGCAGACTTTCATAGCGTTAAGAAGAGTGACTATGACACATTAATGACATCTATATACGATACAAGATTAAGAGGCTATTGGAATGAAATATTGGTAAACGAAGAGCTGCTTAAGCTCAGATTGTTTAGTAATAATAAAATCGATCACCCCTCTGGTGGTTCAAAAGATATGGCAGACGCTTTGGCTGGTTCGGTATTTAATTGTGTAGAAAATATGGCGGTAGAACAAGAAGTAGAAATAGAAGTGTTAGATTTTTCTATGCAGTCAGAGATTGATGAAGATCTCGAAGAATTTGGTACAGTAAGCGTGTATAATCATAATTTGAGACAGTTCACGCCCGGATATAAAGAAATTAATATACCAGGAGAGGAGGTTGGAAAATGGATAGAATCGATATAAATAAAAATATACAGGTAGAAGCAGCAGATGTTATAGCAATTCTCACAGATAAAATTGCTGACTTAACAGCTCAAAACGCAGTTCTTACTGCACAAATAAATGGATTGGTTAGATTGATCAACCAGGCACAGGAAAAAAACTCTTTGAAAGAAGTTTAGCGAACGCTATATAGACTTTAATTGACCTGCTACTATCTGTGTTGTCGTCACAAGACGGCAAAAACAACTAGTAAATAGGAGCATAAAATGCAAATTAATCAAGCAAGCAATTTCCCTGTTATTTCACGCAGTGGTCGTACATCTGCTGAACTTCAGCAAATTATCGATACATTGGTGTTGTCATCGGAAACTGGTAACGCATACTCAATCAATGGAGTTGTTGCTGGTAAGAGATACAATTCAATGCAACAGAGAATTAGAGCGCAGGCTAAGAAGTTAAATCTGCAGGTTCAGATTCACTTTGATAAAGTCAATGAAACGCTTTATTTCCGAGTGCCGGGAAAGAATGATGCAGACATTACCGTTACTAAGAATACTTCGGTAAAGGCAAAAGATGTTAAAAACGTCAAGACGACTGTTAAGGCGTAATTAGCAATCTAGAAACAAATAGCAATATTTTTTCGGGTGGGGCGCAAGCCCCACTTTTTTTTTAGTATAATGTGTTTATGCCATTATTTGAGACACAAAAAATCGAGATTAGTAAAGATATCACTTCCAAATGGAATGTTCTATTCGCAATACCTTGTTATGATCAATTAATATCTGAACCAACAGTTTTATCATTAATCAAAACCATGATGTATTTTAGAGATCATGGAATTAAATTTGGTCTTTGCACAATTACTGACAGCTTAATTAACAGAGCTAGAAATAATGTTATTGCTAAGTTTATGGCATTTGATAAGGCTACGCATTTAATGTTTATTGATGCAGATATTGCGTGGGAGCCGGAAGCAATTATAAAACTTCTCTGGCATGATAAAGATGTTGTTACTGCAGCCTATCCAATAAAACAAATTGAGTGGAATAGGGTTGAGGAAAATGTAAAAGCTGGTATGTCAAAAGATCTGCTATTAGAAAATAGCGTAAGGTTCGTAGTCAATCCTGTTAAAAGTGCAGATAATAGAACTCTTAATGTAAGCAATGGCGCAATAGAAATCTTTGATGCCGGCACAGGATTTATGTTAATTAAAAAAGAAGTCATTCATCAATTAATTGAGAAGCACCCTGAGCTGAAATATAATGACGACACCGGCGCTCTAAATGATGAAGAGAAAAAGTGGACTTATGCTTTCTTTAATTCGTATATTGATCCACATCTAAATAGATTCCTTTCTGAAGATTATGGTTTCTGCAGGTATTGGCAAAACATTGGTGGAAAGATTTGGGTAGAGCCGGGTATTGAATTAACACATATAGGTCGTATGAAATATAAAGGAACTATGATGTCATTCATAGAGAAGCACGCAAAGGTAGTCGAGTAATCTGAAATCAGTTACTAAAATGGATTTTTTTCCCAGACCCTTAGACCCTGAAAAATATATACTCAAATTTTCCTGTAAATAGAAAAAAACACGGGTAGTTCATATATCGTATTATTTAGTAATGCTCGGTAAGCGTATACTAAATTTCGTTTATTATTGACTTCATAACGAGCCCCGCGAAATAGTTATTTACATAGCTGTCCGATCATTCTTTAATAAAGCCTTTACGATGGCTGTTTAGCCCTGTGCGATTGCCTATGCGAAATAATCTTTTTAAAATATTTATTTGCTGTGAGGTTGTTGTTTTTTATTCTATGCCGTACCCTTGCCCCCACGCCCACGAATACGCCCACAAATAACTATTCAAATAAATAAATAAACAACCAACGAAAGGTATTTACTATGACAAATCTATCGGATTACAAACAGTCTTACACAGACGCATTGGCATACGCATTGCGTAATGCCAACATAGATTATTATTTCCTCAAAGTTTATCGCAAACTCTTTGGTTTAGAGTTAGCGTTTGGCACAACTGAGTATGGTACTATTACCTATTTCAAATCTTGTGATAAACAACGAGACACACGCACATACGCAGTCACAGACAAAGGCTTTGAGTTTGAGTGTGAACAACTAATGTATTTACTCAAACTTATTGAATTGAAAGCAAATGGCGTAGAAATTGTTTATCCACAAGGTTCTGATTACGCAGAAAATTGGGTAAAGCCAAAGCGTAGTAGAAAAGCAAGTGTTATTACAAGTTCATCATTTATTCACCCATCACAATTTGATTATTACACTTATGGAAAGAAAGGTAAAAAGTAATGACTAAAATCAAACTCACAGATGTGGAAGCCCGTATTGTAAAGCATAAGGCTATTCCAAATCCAAACTCTAAAAAAGTCAATCTATCTGATTTGATAAAGTCTGGTCGTATTCGCAGGCGAAAGAAAAAGCCGGCAGCAAAGCAGTTTGTAAAGTGTATTACATACGATACACCAGAAGAAATTCAATTTATTATTTCATCACTTCGTGTAAAAGTGATTACAAATAATCGCAAAGGTATTGCTATTGACTTAGGTGAAGAGCAACTATTCCTTCGACTAAATCAAATCAATCAACTCAAACTTATTATTGGTCTACTTCAATCAGGTATTGATGTGACTATTGATGATTGTGTTGAGCAATCTAATGATGTAAACATCAACGAAATCAAAATCCAACTTGATAAGTTGGAGAAAGATGAAATTGAAAGACAAGAAAGTAAGAAACAAACTTTGGAAAAACTAATGTGGATTCGTTATGGTAATAAAACCAATAACAATCCTGAAGAAAAGCAAAAAGAGTTAGAAGAGTTCAGGAAACAAATTGCCGAAGTCCGAAAAGCAAAGGGGTTAGAGTGATAGATAATAAAACCAAAAATCAACTTCTCAATGAACTTGAAAATTTGACAAAGGTAATGGATATTCCTATTCAAAGACAAAGAGACCCGCATTGGTTATTGCGTAATGCTGACATAAATAATCCTGATCATAAAAACCTAAATAAAATATTCAAGATTTGTAAATATCTAATAAGTGAGGAACATTATGGCTAAGTGTATTTATTGTGATAATGAGTTTATAGAAGAAAGAAAAGAAGCCGGCTATGATTATTGTTTGGCAGATGATTGCCAAAAACAAGGTCTTGATAAATCAGAGCGTGAATTTAGAAAGATTTACACGCCGGCACTATTACATAAATCAAACTATTTCTGGATTAAAAAAACAGAACTAGCAACCCTAAACACAAGAGGAGATTTACCAAACCAATGAGCAAAAAATGTACATCTTGTAATCAAGAACTAAAACCGGTATTTGAAAACTTTCCATTTACCTTTCATAAATTACTTCAAATAGATTCCGGCATTTCATTTATTATTCACGGTGGATATGGTGAATTCTTTGATTCTCCATTTGAAAAAGATGGCTATGAAGAACCTGGTAATTTCAATCTTTGTCACGATTGTGCCGTAAAAGTATTTGAAATACTTGATCCAAAACTTAAATTTAAAGGTGGTCATCCAACAATAAATGAAGATGATTCTAGGTGCTGTAAATGGTGTTGGACAAAAGAAGAAATGGAAATCCAATGACTAGAATTTACGATAAACAAACATTGTTCCATCGAGAAACCGAAATACTTGCTTGGAAAAAGCAGTCAAGAATGATGGATAGAAATCACGAAAATTTTGAATCATATTATATGATTCGTATGATAGTTTTACATTATGATGGGGATAGAAATATCTTTGTCAAATTTAACAACAAATACAAGATAATTCAGTATATAGATTTAGTATTATCTAATGGTGAGAAAAGCAACAATTTTGTTATCAATGGTGCAATCTATTGTGGTGAAAGTGATCTTGATTGCGTATTTAGTGTTGATAGATTTGCTGAAATTATTGAACCAAAAGATGGAGGAATAAATGGATAAGCAACAAGAATGGAAAGAATGGGAAGAATTGGGAAACCATTACTATGCCATTGGAAAACATCGAGAGGGGAATGAATGCTATACCATTGCTGAAAAAATTCGTGGAATGACGGATGCTGATAAAGCAATCATCATAGCAAAACTTTGGGAAGCAAAGAAAGAAGGTAAATTTGATGAGTAATGAATTTAATGAATGGATATTTAATCATCGAAAAATGATCAAAAAGTTAGCAGATATTAAAAATGAAGAAACAATCAAAATCAAATGGAAAGGTACAACAATGAATAATTACCGAAAGAATTGGCAATATTGCATTACAAAAGAAGTTCTTGGTATGCACGAAACAATTGATCCATACGATTGGAAATTGGATTTGGAAATGAATGCAGATTTTAAATTGTGGGATTTGGAAATGCAAAATAAAGGAGACCAATATGAATGAAATTGACAGTAACGAAATTATAAAGTTTGCTGAATTAATGCAGCAAGCAATTGCTCAAGAATCATCAAATACAAAAG